TAGGCATATGTTATCGACTCACAAAATACCCCAAACCGTCCAAGAATGCATAGAAATATTAGCATATAACGATCATTTTTGGGAAGGATTTGCGGCACATGACAAAGATCGTGCAACTATTAATTCGTTGGCTAATACCCATTATCCATGGACTGAAAAACAAGCCATGCTAGGATTGAGAATCCTAAAGAGGTACAAAACATTATTTGAGAAGTACAAAATTGATGTCACTGATCTATGTAATGATCCTGTTTGGAGAGATCCTTTCAGAAAAATTGACTATGCAAAAGTAATTGAAAAATATATCAACGACGAAGGGCAGGACGAATTAGAAATAAGATTTCCTTACAGTGAAAAACTAATTGCACTCATACGTTGTTTAAAAGACAAACGTGGTTTACCTACAGGATATTTTAGATATGACGGCGAATTAAAGCGATGGACAGCAAAGTATACCGATGTTGTTGCATACTATATGACTTTAATTGGCACAAGATACGATTTTGAATTTACTGATAAAAGTATGTTTGACGACTTTGATGAAATAAGACAACAAAGAAAAGAATTTAAAAATGTACAAGTTGTAGTTGGAAAGAAAAATTTAGGACTTAAAAATGCACCAGAGTCGTTACAGGAGTATTGGAAGAATAACATCACAGTTAAACCTTTGTTACAACAAGTCGATAGTCTAAAAACATTCGGACTTCATATTCCTATTACACCTGACAAAGTGGATACTCTCGCTGAAAAAATTGCAGTTACCAGAACAAAAGAAGTTCATATTGATCCATTGCTTTGGAGTAAAAATCAAGTACTATCTGCTTGTGAAGAACTTGATTTGTTTCCACTAATCGTTCCTACAACTGAAATTAATTCGCCTGAGGACATACAAGAAATAACAAATTGGTTTTATGCTTTTACAGAACAAGGTATTACCGATAAACAAGTTGCTTGGGGATTTGATCTAGCAAAGTATCCTATAACAGATCCTCATGATGACGAGGTATCAACTGATAATCTAGATAGTTTTGATAATCCATATTCACATTTGTATAGATTAGATATGACTGATGAGCAAAAAACAAACATCTATAACGAACTAAAGACGTTGCACAAACGTTCAGAAAAGAACAAGTATATTGGTAAACAAACAAAAATTATTTTTATAAGAAATAAAATACCTAGAACTTTGTTAAGATCTGGTGTTAGACCGTTGACTACGTTGAGTTGGGTGAGTAATTCTTATGCACCTTATGGAGAAACTGTAAGAAAATGGCTTGAAAATATTCATAAAAGATTGTATTATAGCACATATACAAATTATGGAAGTGCTATAGACAAAATATGAGTTCATGCAAATTGGTAATAAAAGACGAAGTAAATGTCAAGTTTGAGAATTTAGACTTGAAATGGAGACAACGTCTACATCAAAAATTTAAATATCAAATTCCTTATGCATTTCATTTGCCTGCCGTTAAGTTAGGAAGATGGGACGGTAAGATTGCTTTCTTTGGGTTAGGTGGCACAACATATCTTAATCTCGTTGATCAAATATTACCCATATTAGAAGAAGGTGGTGTATATGTTGATTTTAAAGACGAAAGAGAAAAACACGATTTTGAATTTAATGCGATAGATAAAGATTATCTATCACACATTAACTGGCCAGCAAATCATCCAATGGCTGGGCAACCAATAGAATTGAGAGACTATCAAGTGGAAACAATAAACAAGTTTATTAGCAATCCACAAAGCATACAAGAGATCGCCACTGGCGCAGGTAAGACCATAATTACTGCGGCACTGTGCCAACTGGTCGAACCATATGGACGAACACTTACAATAGTTCCAAACAAAAGTCTTGTTACTCAAACGGAAGAGGACTTCCTTGCTTGTAATTTAGACACAGGTGTTTATTATGGCGACCGTAAAGAAGTTGGAAGGTATAACACAATAGCAACATGGCAGAGTTTGAATGTTCTCGAGAAAAAAGCAAAAAACGAACACAGCACTGAGTTCAAAGAATTTTGTGCAGGTATTAATACTGTAATCATCGACGAAGTGCATATGGCAAAGGCAGATGTGCTTAAAAGATTGCTAACTGGTCCGTTTGCACATTGTGGTATACGTTGGGGACTGACAGGCACAGTACCTAAAGCAGAATACGAGTTTATGGGAATCAAATGTTCTATTGGTGATGTTATAAACAAACTACCAGCAAAAGAATTACAAGATAAAGGAGTACTTGCTAACTGTCATGTAAACATTTTGCAAACACAAGATATAAAAGAATTTAAAAATTATCCAGAAGAATTAAAATGGCTAACTACGGACAGCGATAGAATGACATGGGTCGCTCAAACAATAAAAGATATTTCAACGTCAGGCAATACACTAATTTTAGTTGATAGAATATCTGCAGGTGAAATATTACAAAAGAAAATAAAAGATTCTGTTTTTATTTCAGGATCAACAAAAAATTTAGAAAGGAAAGAACACTACGATGAAGTGTCTACAGCACAAAGTAAAGTTATCATTGCCACGTATGGAGTGGCTTCCGTGGGTATTAATATTCCTAGGATATTCAATCTTGTTCTTATTGAACCAGGTAAGTCCTTTGTTCGTGTAATACAAAGTATAGGAAGAGGCATACGTAAAGCAGAAGATAAAGACAAAGTTCAAATTTGGGATATTACCAGTTCTTGTAAATTTGCAAAAAGACATCTCACACAAAGAAAAAAGTTTTACAAAGAGGCCAATTATCCGTATAATATAGAAAAGATAGATATATGAAAATTTTACAACTAGAAAATCAAACTTATACATTAGAAAAAATACCAGAGTACGTTGACGATAAACTGAGATTTGCAGTACTTGATAACTCAAATCCTCAAGAGCCTGATTATTTTTTTATACCACTTATATTTTTAGAAAGTTTCAATGCCCCGGCGGCAGTTCTTGAAATAGGAAAATATAAAATTAAGATGCCATTAGATTGGAAAATGGTTGTTGGTGAAGCAGAACAAGGTGAACTTCATGTACTTCCTATTACTAGTTTAAACGATAGAGGATTTGAAGCATTTACATTTAATCCTTTAACAAGTGCAAAACCAGACTTTCATCCTATTGATATCGTAGACATATATCAAGAAGTTAAATGGTACTTTCCTAAAATTAAATCAGGACAAATACTTTGTGTTCCGTTAGAAACAAAAAAGAATCCTGTGTGTGCTTATTTTGTAAAAGACATATCAAGACAATGCGAACAAATAGATTATAGTGAAGTATGGTAGATAAGAAAAGAAAATTTTTTGAGTTACGTAATGGTCTTAAAGCAGTAGACTTTAGGAATAAAGATTATTATGACAGAATAGATGATCACGAAAAATCATTATACTCTCCTTATATGTTAATGAGATACGTTTCTAGTGTTTCATCGAAAGATCCTTTTTACGTTGAACATTATGTAGAAATGACAAACGAATGTGTTAATAAACATTTGTTTACACTTTCAAGTAAACATAAAAAGTTGTGTTGGATTTTAACTGCTATGTGTGGTGCATTAAAACAAGAATTTCATCCATGGATAAAACCAATGAAACGTGTACCTAATAAATCATTAAAACAATTACAACAAATTTATCCTACTTGGAAAGAATCTGATCTAGAAACACTAGATAAGATTATCACTGATAGAGAATTAGAAGAATTGTTAGATGCACACGGAATTAACTAAATTTACTTGCACTTATTGTGGCAAGGCTTTTTCACGTGAACGAACTTTACAAGTTCATATGTGTGAACCTAAAAGAAGACATCTGCAAAAAAACGAAAAATGGGTTCAAAATGGATTCATAGTATTTCAAAGATTCTATGAAGTTAACCAAAAAAATGCTAAACCAAGAACATATGATGATTTTTGCTCGTCTCAGTATTACAATGCGTTTGTAAAATTTGGAAGATTCATGATGCATATAAATCCTTTATATCCAGACAAGTATGTAGATTATATTGTGTTGTCCAGAATAAAACTTGATCATTGGGCAAGGGAAGACTTGTATGAAACATATCTAGTTGATACATTAAAAGTTGAGCCTGTTGAATCTGCACTACAAAGATCAATTACTACAATGATGGATTGGGCACAGGATCAAAATGCACAATGGTCTGATTATTTTAGATTAGTAAACACAAACAGAGCGGTACAACACATACAATCAGGAAAGATATCTCCATGGTTAATACTAGGTTGCACAGCAGGCAAAAAAATGTTACAATCATTTACAGACGAACAATTACAAATGACACAGAAATTTATTAACCCAGAATATTGGTCAAGCAAGTTTAAAAGTTATCCAGCAGATTTATTGTTTGTCCAAGAAACAGCCAAAGGAGCGAAAATTGAGTAAGATAGATATAGAAGTAGCAGAAGAACTAGATTTTGAAATCGGTGACTGCGTTATTGTTATCAAACCAGATGGCTCTTTAGGAAAAATTGTAGTGCCGGAAATGAATCCTGAAACTGTTCAAAGTGCAGGATATAAAAAAATGTTAGACGTTATCGATATGCTTAAACCTGGAGCCAAAGAAGAATTTGATAAAACAGCAGGAGGAACAATACACTAATGCCTGATGTAGATATTGATTTTTACGATAGAGAAGGAGTGTTACAATTATTCAAACATACTCCAGCAACTATCGTTAAGAATGATGTACACGAAAAACATAAGTCAGGAATATATTTTCATGACATTCCTGTGAACCCAAATACTAAAGGTTCTAGTTTGGATTATAAGATAGCGGAAGGACGTGGATATTTTAAAATTGATTTATTAAATGTTAACATCTACAAAGACATTAAATCTGAAAGAGAACTTGTAGAATTGATGATCGAAGAACCCGACTGGGAGATGTTAAAAGATTCAACTGTTGTTGATAACTTGTTTCATTTGAACGGACACTTTAATATAGTATCAAAATTAGAACCTAAAAACATTGAACAACTTGCAAGTGTATTAGCAATTATACGTCCAGCAAAAAGACATCTGATGTACAAGGACTGGGTTGATATACTAAAAGAAGTTTGGGTCAAACCTGCTGATGGAAGTTACTTCTTTAAAAAATCCCACGCCATTGCATATGCTCATGCAATCGTAGTACAGATGAATTTGATAAAAAGAAATAAATATAGTTTTGATGCACAATCAAAAAAAGAAAAAGAAAATCCGTAAAAGACTTAACAAAAAAACTTCTTCTAAAAAATCAGATCCGTATGGTTATAACCCAGATAGTCCTTTAACACAACACTATCTTACAACAGGTGCTATACTTCCTGAAAAGAAGAAGACTAGGTAGGTTTACGCATTAACTGAATAGTTCTTCGCTTTATTCGTTTCTTCGCAATATCGGCCAATCGTACAGTAGGTCCATGCACAATTCTAACGTCCTTACCACTCAATGTTGTGAGTGTGTACTTGAACTGTTTGAAGTCTTTCTTAAGAAATATGTTAATTGGTAATTTTCTATTGGATTCCCACCACCAAGTTTCGCCTAATGATAAGAATAGTTCTTTCTCTCGCTGTGTTGCAATTTTATCATAGTCGTATACACTTATAACATTGGTGTCTTGATTTTGTACTATACCAACATATTCAAAGTCACTCTTTTGTACGAGTGTTAAAAAAGGGAATTTCTTTCCTAGTTTTTCAAATATTTCGTTCATTCACTTTCCAATAAATACTGTTAAATATGTACTATGCAAACAGTCTCAAGGTATTTAATAACCAATTTGGTAACGGCCACAATAAGTGGTTATAACGGAAGGAACGGAAAAGTGTACGATCGTAGATTAAGAGTGTATAAAGGAGTATCAAATCCTATCACTTTTACATTTAAAAACGAGGATCAAAAAGCACAATTTATTACTTCTAAAACCTACGAATTCAATCTAATTGATACAGAAAGTAATAAGTCGGTGTTGACTAGAAACTTAACAATACTAGATGACGGCAGTACAGTTGCAACTAAAGGACAAGCATCAGTAACTATTACTGACGGAGATTTGCTATCTTTAGATGCAAAATTTTACAACTATGCAATCAGAGAAGTTAAATCTGATAACAGCAGAGAAGTAACATATGCTGATAGTTTTTACAATGCATCAGGGTCTGTTGAAATATTAAGTGGTGCATATCCTGAATTTGTTGCAAGTGTTGAACCTACATTTGTTGCTATGTCTGGTACAACAACAAGAAGAACATCTGGAAACATATTTGCCAGACCAGGACAAAATAATAATTCAGCACTTCATACTGTGGCGGCATATTGGACTGGTTACACTGGTAATTTTCAAATACAAGGCACACTAGCATCTACACCAACAAACACAGATTGGTACACAATCCAAACAGTAGACTTTACTGATCAAACTGGTATTACCTACTACAACTTTACTGGTGTTTGGGAAAACGTTAGATTCACACACGATAGAACATCTGGTAATACTGGCTCACTTGACAAATTGTTATATAGACTATAAAATATAGTTTATGAACCTGATCCAGTCGACTATTCTGACATCCTTACCTACGAATAAGAAAAAAACTCCTTCTGGGTGGATTGCATTCAACGGACCTTGTTGTATACACAACGGAGAAACACAAGACAAAAAGAAACGTGGTGGTATCATGAACAGTGCAGATGGAACGTTATCTTATCATTGTTTTAATTGTGGATTCAAAACTTCTTACACGCCTGGGAGAAAAATTTCTGTAAAAACTAAAAAATGGATGTCGTGGCTAGGAATCGACGACAATACAATTAAGAAACTTGTTATCGAAGCCATGCGTTTGGAAGAAAGTGATAACGTAATTGAAAAGAAAAAATTTGTTTCGTTTATTAAAAAAACTTTGCCAAAGAATGCACATAAACTAGATGTTTGGTTAGAAAAATATCTTAAAAAAGATTTAACTGACAAACAGCATGGATACATTGATTCGTTATTAAATTATCTAAAGCAAAGAGGCATTGGTCCAGAATGGTATGACTTTATGTATTCGCCTGATATGAATTTTGATTTTAACAGAAGATTGATAATTCCATTTTATTGGAAAGGTGACGTTGTTGGTTATACCGGGAGAATATTTGATGATTCAGACAAAGTAAAATACTACACAGAAGTACAACCAGGATATGTATTCAACATGGACGCACAAGACTGGACTAGAAAATTTGTTATTGTAACTGAAGGACCTTTTGATGCTATATCCGTTTCTGGCGTTAGCATACTAGGTTCAGAGATAAATGATACACAAAGAGAACTAATTGATGCACTTGGTAGAAAAGTAATCGTAGTACCAGATAGAGATGCACCAGGAGAAAAATTAATTAATCAAGCAATGGATTTTCGTTGGAGTGTTGCTTTTCCAGAATGGGAAGAAGGAGTTGACGATGTCGCCGATGCTGTGTTAAAATATGGGAGATTGTTCACGATACAATCAATATTAAAATCAACTGAGTCTAATAGACTTAAAATAGATTTAAAGAGAAAGATGTATGGCAGAGTATAGTTTTGATGTTCAGAAGTTGTATTTAGAAATGTTTTTAGCAGATGCTGAATCATTTGCTAGAGCAAGTAATATATTCTTGCCACAACATTTTGATAGAAAATTACAACCAGTTGCAAAATTCATTAAGGATTATGTTGAAGAATATAAAGTAATGCCTGAAGTTGATCAGGTAAATGCTAGTCAAGATATCAAGTTAAAAGGTGCACAGGATTTAGATCCATCTCACTTCAATTGGTTGTTAGATGAATTTGAAACATTTTCTAGACACAAGGCACTTGAAAGTGCAATACTTCAATCTGCGGACTTACTCGAAAAAGGTGATTATGCTCCAGTAGAGGACATGGTCAAGGACGCAGTGAACGTAGGACTGACACGTGATCTAGGTACAGACTACTTTGAAGACCCAAAAGGTAGACTAGAACTTTTAAAAAGTTCAAACGGACAAGTCAGTACAGGGTGGGCAAATCTCGACAAGAAACTGTTTGGCGGATTTAATCGCGGAGAACTAAACATTTTTGCAGGCGGATCAGGTGCAGGTAAAAGTTTGTTCTTACAGAATCTTGCAGTGAATTGGTCACTCGCTGGCTTGAACGTAGTGTACATATCTTTTGAATTATCTGAAACACTTGCGGCTATGAGGATAGATGCGATGACAACTAACATTCCAACAAAAAATGTAATGAAGTCCATGGACGATGTTGAAATGAAAGTTAAGATGTTAAAGAAAAAATCAGGTAACTTACAGTTAAAATATTTGCCAAGTGGTAGCACAATACTTGATGTGAAAACATATATTAAAGAACTAGAACTAAAGAATAAGAAAAAAATTGATTGTATATTAATTGATTATTTAGATTTAATGATGCCAAAATCTAAGAGAGTATCTCCTGCAGATTTGTTTATTAAAGACAAATATGTTTCAGAAGAACTGAGAAACTTTGCAGTTGAATCACAAATGTTACTTGCAACAGCATCACAGTTAAACAGAGCAAGTGTAGAAGAAATAGAATTTGATCATTCTCACATAGCAGGCGGATTATCTAAAATACAAACAGCAGATAACGTGATTGGTATATTCACAAGTAGAGCGATGAGAGAACGTGGCAGATATCAAATACAGTTCATGAAAACTAGATCTAGTTCTGGTGTTGGTCAGAAAGTAGATTTAGAATTTGATATCGATACATTAAGAATTAGAAGTTTAGATGAGGAAGAGCAGAGCAGTTATGTTACAAAACAAACAGGACAAGTGTTTGATCAATTAAAACAGAAATCTAAAGTAACACCAGCAACACCAAAAGATGCTAGACCCGAAATAGATCCTAGGCAAGGTGAAGATGCTGGTAAAGTAAAAGCAGAAGTTCAAGGTACCAAACTGAGACAACTGCTTAACGAACTCCATTCAGACGAAGAGCAGTAGCCGTAGGCGTACCGCGTTTTTTTATATACTAGTTGCGTAAATTCTAAAAAAGCGAAAGCGTCTTTTTGCGTAAAATGGTCTATAGACCGTAGTCCTTTTGACCTCCTGCCCGTTCTATGTCTAATGTTAAACAATGCCAACCACCGTCGAAGAAGAACCTATTCCTGAACGGAGAAAATACCGGCTCTAAATTGTGCTTACGCAGATAGGAGACTAGTTGTGGATTATCGCTGTTGACTACAACGTGTTTGTCATCCAGTACTAGACAGTTCACATCAAACACGGTTTCTTCTACCTCACCTGTCATGTTGCCCAGATATTGTTCGACAAAATGAGTGAACTGTGAGTTATCCTCTTGTCCAGGCACCCACCAAGCACCTTTATTGACTTCTTTGAGTTGTAACCATTTGTTGACAGAGTTCCAATTGGGGTCAGCAAAGTATTCGATCTCCCAACCTGGAAATATATTATCAA